AGACACCGCTAATGGTTCGTATTCTCTCTCCTCCAACACCACAGGAACCCAAAACACCGCTAATGGTTATCTATCTCTCTTCTCCAACACCACAGGAACCCAAAACACCGCTAATGGTAGGTCTTCTCTCAGCCTCAACACCACAGGAAACTACAACACAGGTTTAGGTTATAAAGCAGGACAATACATTACAGGTGGAGCGGCTGCCAACGCGGCTGGAAGTTATAATATATTCCTCGGGTCAGAAACAAAAGCTCTCGCAAACGGAGATGAAAACGAGATAGTGATTGGATACGATGCAACAGGGATTGGCTCGAACTCTGTTGTTTTAGGAAATGACTCCGTGGCTACTACGGCTTTGAGAGGCAACGTCGGCTTTAACACATCATCTTTCGGCACATCAGCAGCAGGCATCCTCGCCATTGCAATAGGCACAGCACCCACAACAGCACCGGCTGACATGGCACAGATGGGCGTGAGTGATTACGCAGCAGGTGATGCTCGTTGGTGGTTCATTGGGGAGAAGTCGACTGCTAAAAATATACTCGGTGATGGTGAAATCGGAGTTGAGAATGAGAATAACGATGGTGGATTCTTTCCGCTTAAACGGTACAAGTCATCAGTTGAAGTTACAGCCGTTGCATCTCTTACGATTACGTTAAGTATCCCAACCGGTGCAAAGCTAAAAGGTGTTCAGCTCCACGTCAAAACAGCACTCGCAGCTGGTGAAACATGGGATGCAGAGTTCAATGATGGCGCACAGGTCGAAGTTATTGGTACAACTATTGCCGTAGCACAGAACACAAACGTCAACTTCTTCTCAGCCGGTGTGGAGACGGATGCAACAACTAATATCGTTATCACAAAGACAGGTGGTGGAGCATTCACGGCACAGGGTGAGATCGAGGCAGTGGCGTATGTCGAGGAATTTACAGCTTGGACTGATGAAGCATAATAGAAATCTTAATAAGGAGTATATAATAATGGAAGATACAATTTTTGGAATCAAGACAGCAAATATGGCAATCAACAAAGCAAAATTCAAAAAGCTGATCGTGGAAAAAGGGACGTCTGAAACGGCGAATGCAGATATTGAGTATTTCGAGGGGTACGAGAACGCGGACGGTGAGTTTGTGTCCTGTGGTGTGAACAAACTCCATATCAAAAATACCGCTGAAATAACAGATGGCGAAGGCAATGTCACAACTCCTGCAACCACAGATTTCAACGAGTTTATGGTGCTGATGAATCAGGCCGCGGATACAGAAGCCGGGATCGTGGATTATCTGATATCTAAAGTAGGTGTATAATGACAACTATCTTTAAGTCTGATGGTGCAGGTGGAATGGGGCTTGATTTAAACAGAAACGGAACTTCTGATTTTACTGCTGATTCAAATGGTAACAAGAGTATCGGAGATGGTACTAATAAATTGGTGATCAGTTCATCTGGTGTTGTAACAATGGAAGGTACTGCAAAGCGCACGTTAATAACACGCCCAACTTTTGATGTAACGCAGCAAATATCTCATGCAAAACCTTCTCAGGTCGAACTTGGAGTAGCCAGTGTTTATAGCCTCCCGGTTTATAATTCCGACAATGAGGAGTTATTCTTCAGGGAGATAGTTCCTGGCCGGTGGGACGGCGCAAGCAATATTACATTCTGTGTGATTGCAGCTTTGTCTGGTGCTGAAGATGTTGGGGATAAGTTCAATTTACAATTTTCATGGGAGCATCAGAAGATAGGTGAACCGTTTAAAGTAACGTCAAACGATGTGCCGATTGAGACAATTATACTTACGGATCATGCAGCACAATATGATACATATTGCGTGGAGTTTCCGATTGATTACGATATTGACACCGCAAGTGATTTAATATTAGCGCGTCAACCATTATTCGGTAGGTTGAGACGCATAGCAGCAACAAGTCTTGAAGTCACGAATGAAATATTAATAACCAATTGGTATGTAAAATATACAGTTGATAAGATTCTGGCAGCATAGGTTTTGCGCTTAATATTAACACGAGCATCATCGGTGAAGCATGCCTCATAAACAAGACTTACTCTATTTAATAATACTAACGATATTCTGCATAACTGGTTGCTCAGCAATGACAGCAGAGAGCATCCATCGTCATTCCGCTTACGATTCGATGAACTCTGCTTATAATGCGTTGCCGGAGTCTGAGCCATTTTTAATTACATTCACAATCCCTGAGCATAAAGTGACAATAACAAATAACTGTATGATGTTTGATTGGTCTTTTGCTAAAGTTAAAAAAAATGGAGTTGTTGGATATTGCTCTCAGCCGTCTCATAATATCAGCATACTGGGGAAGAAGGTTAATGGTAAGATCTACCCTCATATGGCCATGGGTCATGAGGAGCAACATAACTGGTCAGAGCTTGCGAATGGATTAATTATCAATCCGGATAAGATGGATAAATAGAAATATGAGGCAACATGACTTCAACAGAAATATTTTTAAGGGCGCTACCTGTTATCATAACGATTTGTATTTGGATATTTATATTAGGTAAAATGAAACAATCACAGGAACAAAATGAAATTAACATAAAAAATATAATGAATGACATTGAAAAAATGAAAATTCAATATCTTAAAAGAGCAACGTTTGATAAATTCGAGAGTAACATATGTAATAAATTTCAGGAACTATTCGGAGAGTTACGGTCAAACAAGGAATTGTTGAATAGTTTTATCACAAAGTCACTTGAGCGTGAATTGGAAAATGAACGAAAAGAGACAGATAAATTCGATAAGATAAATGAAAATATCTCAAGCCTACGCGCAGATCTATCTGCAATTGGTGTATTGGCGCGTAGAGATAGTGATAAACATTGAATAAAATCTTTCTATTCAGATTCAAGACGTCTCCTCAAGGCACTAAGGGGTTATGGGTAGCAGATGGTTTTTCCTGCAGGGCGTTAGAGTTGCCATGGAAGGGTAATGTCCCCAATCTGTCCTGTATTTCGGAAGGAACCTATATTTGCCGCCCCCGATATTCAAAGAAATACGGGCGCCACTACCATATCACTGATGTTGCTGGCCGGAGTTGGATATTGACCCATTCAGGGAACTTTGCCGGAGATACAGAACAGGGCTTTAAATCTCATACTGCAGGATGTGTATTGATAGGGAAATATTTCGGGAAATTAAACGAGCAAGATGCGGTGTTATTGTCTCGCACAACGCTGAGACGATTCATAACACACATGGACTGGAAGCCGTTTGAATTGGTAATAAGGAAGGTATGACGATGGACATAGCATCGATTTTTGGAAGCATAAGCATGGCAGGCATAACTGCATTGGTGGGACCGATCGTAACCGGTGTGATGAATTATAAGATGCGAAAGCTTGAACTCGAAGATCAGAAGAGCAAGCGTCTTCACGATATTGAGATGAGTAAAGTTGAGACTGATAATATGATCAAAGAGATTAGTGCGAATATCACCCTTGAACGCGCGAAAGGTGAAGTTGCTGTTGAGCTCAAAGAGGCTGATGCATTCTCAAATTCTATAAAGCAAGATGCAAAGCCGATGTTTCTTGAGTCCTATATGGAGCAGTTGTTCAAGAGCCCTTGGACTGCGTGGATGGGGATTATTATTTGCATGATGTTCGGATTTGTTGATTGGTTCAAGGCGATGATCCGGCCAAGTCTCACGACATATATGTTCTGGTCCTCTTCAATGATGACCGTCTGGATACATAAACAGTTGGTTGAAGCCAGCGCCAGTCCGGGGATTGAGTTCTATCAGAAACTATTTGAAGCAATCGTTTTATCGGCTATTTACTTCACAATATCCATCGGGGGCTGGTGGTTCGCTGACCGGCGCCTGGCTAAATTTATGGAAAAATATCTGAAGTAGCTGCGTGTTTTTTTATTCCGGATGCGCAGCCCCCGGGGGTCATATCTGCTCGGAAGATGGGGCTTTAGATTTTTGGCTTAGAGCTTTGCATAATTCCTTAATGTTGACATCACCTCCTCTTTAAATCTGTTATGTTACCGAAAAGACAGAAAGTAAATTTGTTTATAGCTGATTAATGATCTAAGTAAATGTCAATTATTGACACAAAGTTTAATGGAAAAGGAGGAGTTTAGATGCTTGTTAAACTTGGAGTTGATATAAGTAAGTTAGAGTATTTTACACGGAAAAGTTTGAAGTACGTTGAGATCGCTTGGGAGGATATGGGATTTGAAGAGGCAGTTATTACGAGTACTTTTGAGGGAAATCATGGGGTAAGTAGTTTTCATTACCAGAATAAGGCTTATGACTTGCGGTTGCCTTGTAATGCGGAGGAAAAGAAGGATAAGCTGGTTAGATTACTTAAGAAGTATTTTGTTAACGGGCTTGGGGAGATAGGGAAGTACTTTGATGTTGTACTGGAGAGTAATCATATTCATGTGGAGTATGATGTTAGGAAGTAGGTAGAACGAGAAAAGCCCTGCTAAGGAATGGTTTTTAGCAGGGCTTTTTGTTCTATGTTTTAATACTACTGTATATAGTATTCTCTAACGCGCATAAATTTTTTAGCGTTTCTTTTCCTCCCTACCACTTATCTGCTTGTTTACTCCAAGTATACCAAATACACCTCTTACCATCCGGATCAGTAAAGTCTCTAATTGCATCTCCTCCATTTACAATAGTGTCTATGACAGATGAGAATTTCTTATCGTCAATATCCCTCCAAACCATTCTTCTAAGTTGTTTTTCAGAAATCCCTTTTGACCTTTCAAGAATCTTTCTAACCATATCAACATCTGCTGTTAAATCACTTCTTCCTACTGCAGTGAAAGCACTTCCCATAGTTTTTTCTATTTCTTCTAAGGCATTTTTTGCGTCAATAAAATCCTCCGGAAGAACACCAAGAGAACTTCTCTTAGCGGCAGCGAAAATAATAGAGAGTTTTAACATCATGACTGGCTTCCTTGAATACCAGCCTATGAAAGCCGGATCTTTGCAAGCTCTTATAGGACTTCTATCTTCATAAGTGGCGTAGAAATCCATCCACCATTCTCTTCCTTCTGGGGAAAAGTCATACCCTCCTACTGATCTTGCGATGATAGAAAGGTCTTTTAAAAGATCATCCTGCATAGCAGCGCGAACTGGATCGAAGTCAGGTATTGCTACTTTTTGTTCTTTGTTGTCAGCGAATACGAAGATCATTCTGGAAGTAAGCCCTCCGCCAATGGCTATGCTTGGAAGGCAGTTAGCAAGTGCTTGTGGGGTGGTGGCAGCAAGCATGTTTAAGTAAGGAAGTGGAATTGTATTACTCCCGGAGTTTTTTGTTCTATATTTAAACGGCCTTGATTTGCAGTCATAAAGGTCTGTTAAAGTTACAATCATCTTACTGTTTTCTTTTTTGCTACCAAGAAAACTTTCAAATTCTCCTGAGAATATGGTTAAGGAGCTGTGCCTTAACTCACTTCCATCAGGCATTACAGTTGTATCTGCTGCAAGTTCTATGTCTTCTAAAAGAGCTTGTGGGGTTACAGAGTCTGCTGACATTGTTACTCCGTAAATTCCAACAAGAATGTCTTCTGCGAATGTGATTGCCTGAGTTTTTCTTGCTATCCCAGGTTCTGCTACAAGGACAATAAAAAGATTAGGGTATATTTTTATTCTGCCAAAGTTGAAGTGAATTTTTCGCCTAAGAACTGCAGCAATTGTAGCTATGCCAGCCCACTTGTGGAATATAGTTGCACTTTCTGTGTTTTTATTGTACTCTAAATATGCGTCTAACCAGTTCTTGTATGCTCTACTCATTATTGCCTACCTTAATAAGATGAGTGAAGTTAGGGGTGTAATCGTCCATTTCTCCCCAACTATCTCCTACTGTAAAATCTATATCAATGTAGAATTTCTTTCCATTTAATTCAAGAGGAATTAACATACACTGTCTCATTACTGTGCAAGTCCAGTCTACTAATTCTTCTGGGACAAGGCAGTAGATAGCATCATGGAGCTGTAAGGCTATGTGGAGTTCCTTTCCGTAGTTGTTGTAGAGTCTTACAAGTGCTCTGTTTAAAAGATCCCCAATGGAGGATTGCGGTTTGAATGAGTAAGCACTTCTAAAAAGATTATCATCCCAGTGTCCGAGGAACTTATGTACTCTGCCAAAAATGTTAGTAAGTGACCGCGATTTTCTAAGTTCCTGTTCTATACTCCTGTGCCAAATGTGAAGCTGTGGGCATGTGTTGTGGAAGTTACTTAAAAGTGTCTTAGCTTCTGACAATTTACAACCGATTTTATTTGCAAGTACTGCAGGGCCAGCGGAATAGTTTGTACTATGCCTGATAACTTTTCCTATTTTTCTCTGCTCTGGTGTTACTTTAGCAATAGGTATTCTGAAATTAGTTGCTGCTGTTAGCTTATGGATGTCAAGATTTCTATTTTTTCTCTCCTCTTTTGTGAGGCCAAACGACTCTTCGAAAAGTCTTATCATTGGCTGGTCATTTATATAATAGGCAACAACTACTGCCTCTGCTTGCATATAATCTGCTTGAACCCACTTCCATCCTGGGGGGGCAGTGTAAATTTTCCTTGCATCTTTTGGAATATTCTGAAGGTTACCACTACCATAAGGAAGAATGATAGAAGCACTGGAACTCCATCTACCAAAAGAACGGTATTGATCTTCATCATCTATTACTACACCTTTCTTTTTTCTCTGCATAGTAGCGCCAGTTATGTTATAGCTTGTGTGCACAGTGTCGTTTGGGGAGACTGTGATATCTACGAATGTAAGGAGCTTTTTTAATTTTTTATAATCGAGTATCTTTTTTAATAGCGGATTTCCAGTTGTTCTAAATAGTTTATTAAGTGCCTCTGCATCTGTTGTTACTTTTCTTTTATCATTTCTACTTTTCCTCCTTTTATACTGAGGAGGCAGTTTCATATCGTTGTAGAGGAGTTCTTGTACCTGCTTAGGTGATTGGAGATTTACTTCCCTTCCAAATTCCTGGGTTAGTTCTATTTTTAATGAATCTAAGTCAGTGTTAATTTGCGTTATCATTCCTTTTTGTACTTCTCTATTTACTTTTATTCCCTGGAGCTGTAACATAGAAGCTGGCCATACCTGTTGCATTTCTGAATTAAATGTTGGCCAATGATTTCCTTTTGTCAGCTCCCTTTTAAAAAATTCCCAGCAACCGTATGTGTTAGCTGCATCTTCGCAGTTGTAAAGTGCTCCATCATCTGCTGCTGTGTGTTTCCATTTAGGGACATTAAGGCAAATTGAGGAGATAAAAGAAAGACTCCTTGGTGTCTCAGGCCAGCAAACATGCGTTGCTATCATTGTGTCTTTGTCGTAACCTCTGGCGAGAATACCAAGGAAGTTCCACATTGACGCAGTATCGAATAAGCCGTTGTGCATTATTATTGACTTGACTTTAAAAAGATCTGATAATTTTCGCCAAAGATTAAATTCATCCATTGGAGAAAGGACTGCTATTTTATTAGAGACAAATGTAAAAGACATAGCAGCGTTTTGATCTTCTGCCATTCCTAAAATGTCAAGATGTCCAGATGGTGTTGTTTCTATGTCAAGTGCTATGGGTTCTTTATGATCTTTTATTAAATAGTCGATGTATTCTGAGAACTCATTTAATCTTGGTCTTGGAGTTAAGGCTCTTTTTTCCTCTGGGAAAGAAGGACTTTTTGATTCTAAAACTGCCTTCCTGAAATCCATTACAGCGGCAAATCCAAGCTTAGGATTAAAGTTAAGTTTTTGTGGGTGATAAGTGCAAATTAGTTTCTGCTCTGGGATAAGAGGAAAGTCGATAAGATAACCTCTGTTAGAATCTATTTTCTTTTCTCCTGTTAAAAGGTAGAGGACTATCTCCCCAAGGCCAATTACAATGTTCGGCTTATAGAGGATGATTTCCTGCCTTAGTTCTTCTACCCATTTTAAAACTACAGGCTTTGGAACTGTCTTGCTTTTATCTAAGAAGTAGAAATCGATACTACCACCTGGTGGCCTTTCTTTCAGGACATATCCTATTGTTACTTCGTAGCGGCTTAACTTAGCATTTTGGAGTAACTTATCAAGCATTTTTCCAACGTCAGAAGCAGGATGGAATGGTTTTCCTGTGCTATCTTCTATCTCTCCAGGAGCTTCTCCTACTATGAAGATTTTAGCCCCTGGAGGGGATATTGTATTTACTTTCATTGTTTTAACTCCTACTTTTAGCAGGGCAATTATTAGGGATACTTCCTCTTTCGTCTTCAATATGAACGTGTTCTCTTGCGTAGCTACTGTAGTTGCAATACCAGTACACATTAAGAGGACTACTTGTAAAAGGGTCATCATGTTTCTGCGCAGTGTTTGAAGCATGTGGGCAGTCATAGCATCTTGTTACGTTAATTTTTATTTTCATTTTCAAGTCCTCTAATTAAATTTTGAATAACTGCTAATTCTCTTTTTAAAGTAGTCTGTTTGTTTGTTAGCCTAGCAATTTCTCTCTTGTTAAGGCATAGGTTGTCTCTTATTTTAAGCTGGTTAAATTTTAAATTTTCTACAACTGCTTCTACGGCCTCTTTTTACAGTTCATTTTCTTTTTCCCTTTCCTCTTTCCCAAGTTTATAATGCAGCACACAAGCATAGTGAGCTATCTTTAAACAGTCCCTTCTTGCTTCTGTTAATCCTCTTGCATTGGAGCCTATTCTGTTAGCGTAACGCTTAAGAGTTGTTTTAAAATCTTCTACTGAAAAATCTGTTACTTGGTCATTTGGCATATCTCCATATTGTTTTATAGTATACTTTTCAATGTGTATGAGAGTAAGGAAAGAGAATAACTCCCACTGCTCTCCTCTTTTACTAATTTCTCTTGAAATTGGAGTACTTTTAAATTCACTGCTTATTCCTTTGAAGTCTGACATTTTTATAACCCTTTTTTTCTCTGATTATCTTTAATTTTATTTATTATCTCCACTCTATCGTAAGTAATAACTTTATTTTTATTCCTCCCCATTTTATCCCACCTTGCAAGAAGAGCAAGATCAGCAAACCATTTATTATCTATTAAAGCTGCCACTTTAAATTTCCTCTTCATATTTCCAAGTACTAATTCCCAGAATCTCATATGATTAAAAATAAGCCACTCTGTTTTAGGAGTTATTTTTCCTTTTAAAAGATCAACTGAATATCTTGCATGACCATTGGTGTGTATTGTCTTACCTACGTCATGGAGCATGGCAGCTATGATTAAGTCAATGTCATATGTTTCTTTTAAAGATATAAAAAGAGTCTGGAGGCAATGGTTGAAAACGTCTCCTTCTGGGTGGTGCTTTGAATCCTGGGTTACTCCTTTTGTCTTTTCAAGGAAATTAAAAAGAACTCCTATACTTTCTATCTTCTCTAAATTATAAAACGTAGTCATACATTATCCTTATTATAAAATCTTCCCAGTAATCTATGTCAACCTTTTCTGGTAAAGTGCTGGTTTTTGATAGTACTTCAACTTCTTCCATTAGATTTTCAAGTGTTGGAGAAACTTCAGTAAGGTAATCCATTTTTCCACTTTTAATATTTAAAATTAATTCTGCCTCTTTAAGCGGAAAAGTAATAGTTCCTTCGGTTAGAAGTTCTTTTACCTGCAATGCTGCTCTTACTGCATGAGATACTGCTTTCCAGTCAATTCCCTTATTCTTTGCTGCTTCTATTGCACGATGCCCGTATTCAGTATAGAACTTATTAAGCATTTTAAGCGTGTACACAACAGTTTGAGTTTCTTGTACAGTTTTGCCACAAATTTGGTACTGCCTTATCCCATTAGGACTTTGCTGAATGTGGTACAAATGCTCAGAAACTGGTAATATGTGCCACAGTGCAGAAAGTTTCTGATTCGGATCCATTACTGAAAGCATGGCAATAATTTTTTTAGCTGCAGCAAGCCTCGAACCTTTAACCCCGTATTTCGCTGCTTGTTTTCTTGCATACCCCACAAAGGCGTTTAAATTTTTCGTGTAAAATCTTTTTCTTTCTGCTACTATAGAATCCCATATTGCAGAGTACTGTGAATTTCCAATTATATTACTGGCATTAGCATGAAGCATATCAAGTGCTACAGTCTGACCCTCAATTGCAAGCTTTATGAAATAAGGAAGAGAGTAGAATTCTATGTCTGTATCAACTGAACTATTCTTAGAATTATTATTTCCAGTTGAAGCATTAATACTTTTTGGAACTCTTCCGAGGATTAGGTCTTTTTTACTTGGGAGGAAGATTCCTTTGTAATCAGTGTCAGATTTTTCAGTCGCTGTTCCATAGAGGTGAGAACCGAAAAGCATCTTTACTATTATTTTTTCTTTCATTTTATTTAGCCTTTCTTCTTATTCTCATTAAAAGCCCTCTTAGTTCTTTTATACTCTGCCCTTTTTCCGGTGCAAAAAATGGTTCCTTTTTCATCTTTTCTGTAGAAATGATCTTTTCTCGCAAGATCGTGGTAAACTATTTGTCTGATTGTTTTTGCTGTTTGTTCTCTCATTTTGTTTTTGTCTTTCTTTTGTTGCTGTTGCTAAAGCAACTTTTATTTTAAATTAAAGTGAATGTTACTTTTTGACACTTACTGAGAGAGGCAAAGCCTCTTTTACAGCCAACTACTAATCGCTATGAACTAATCAACTATTCCTGCCAGTATGTCGATAAATAAGTCCATTTAAGCTCTCCCTTTTACCATAAAAGAATTGACATCCAGATTATCATACAAAACCTAAAAATTATTTTGGTTAGATCATCCTGGCGATGGAGTGCTTTTGGGTACTTATTTTCATACATAGCACAAGCTCCGCCCAGTATGGATAAAATACAAATACCAAAGTAAACGTATAAAAAAATTCTCATTTAAGCTCCTCCTACCTTTTTGCAGTCTCCACAACCATTGCACTTCCTGCCGTCTGGGAAAACCCCGTAGCCTGAGCATCTTGGAGTTTTATCTTCTCCGGCAGTATCCTTTATAGCCTTTAAAAGTTTATCATATCCGCGTACAGTTTTAAAACCATCATTTTCAAGGATACTAATTAAGTTCATACTTTCCTCTTCTTAACATCTTTAATATTCAATTCATTAACTGCTCCGCAGTGGATACAAGCAAAGCCCTTGTAGGAGTCGAGGATTTTTTCATTCCCGCCTGAAGATTGAAAAGAGGAGATAAAAAGAAGGTCTACTACTGGAACAAAGTCTTCTCCTTTGCAGACTATGCACTGGACTCTTTTAAGGTCTTTTATTTTAACGCCTTCTAAGAGGTCAGGATTTTCAGGATTTACTTTTAATTGTTGGCCCATTTTAACTTTCCTCTCTTATTTTATTTGCTGCTATTTTGTCGATAGTTCTTTGAACTTGTTGCATAGCCCAATCAAGTTTTTCTTCCGGTATATTATCTACAACTGTATTTATATCCAAGTCAAGATTTTTATGCGAGTATATACGCTTAAACATTGTTTGATTGCTGAGTGGTAATTGCGCTAATCCGTCTTTTAACTTTTGCCTTGCAAAATTAGATAATTGTTTATTCATTTTTTATTTCTCCTTTTCTTCTTTATATTTTTTATACGTTTGGCAATCTTCATATTCATTATAATTAGATCCGCATTCTCCAAAATCATAGGCCGTAGCTTTCTTTAAATCAATTTCAAGTTGTTCGTCAGATACAGTAGCAAAATATTCATCTATTTTTTCCTTAAGATTTCTTACATCAATTGTTTCCATCTTTAAATTCCTCCATTCTTTCAATCATACAAGCATACGCCTCTGCACTTTCATCTACTCCAGTAGAGAAAAGCTTCAGCTTTGTGGCAGCTTCTAATGTAGAACCACTTCCAGCGAATGGGTCATATACATTCATTCCTGGGAGAGAAACTCTTTCAAGAAGATTAATTAAAAGAGGAACCGGTTTTTGGTAAGGATGAATTCTATCAGATGGATTTACGATAGGACACTCTATCCAGTCGGGTTTACCTTCTAAGACAAGTTTCGAGTTGTCTTTTCTTATGTAAAGGAGCATTTCATAACAAGAAGATGGCCAGGATGAAGGAACGTTGCATTGACCATTTGTTCTCTTTATCCAGATAAGTGGTTTTACATGAACTTTCCAGCCTTCTGCCATAAAAATATCTCTAAGAATATGAAAGTACTCTGGCCCTACAAAGATATACCCATGAGAATCGTCTTTAGTGAATCTAAAACTTTCTTTTGCAAGGATTTTATAGGAAAGCATTGCCTTGTCAGTGCTATCTTCTATCTTATAACCAGAAGTATGAAAGGTAGAATTAGGATTACCTGCAAGTCCTTGTACTAATTTATCAGCATCTATTCCGTAGAGAGGATCAGTTAAAATGATGTCTACTGAATTGTTTTTCATTGAAATCATATGTTCAATGGCATCTCCCTTTATAATGGTAAAAGGGCTATTTCCACTTTCAATGGAGAGTTTATTTTTCTCCAGTCCATCCATGGTTTTTTGTAATTTCTCAAATCCTTTAGCAGCTTTTTTTATCTCTGAACTTTTGGTGGCGTTCTTTAACTGAGGAAATTTATCTACAAGATCTGCGAGTTCAAGTGCGTTGTAAACTGAACCTCTTGATTTTCCGATTAAATTTGCTGTTTTTGTAATGTCCCAGGAAGAATCAGTTTTTCCTCCCCCACCAGAGCCTCCTACTCCATATTTTTCCTGTTTAAATTTATGAAGTTCTCTAATACCAATGGCTTCTTCAGCAGGGGTTAAGTTTTTTCTGTAAAGATTCGCTTCTATTTCTAATTCTCTCATAGCGTAGGAGTCAACAATGTCTTCGTAAACGCATTTTACAGTTATTCCAGCAAGGGCACAAGCGGCGAGCCGTCTTCCTCCATCTATTAATTCATTGTTTCTGTTGATGATAATTGGAAGGATTTGTTTTGTTCTCTTGAAAGAATTTGCAAGGCCATTAACGTCTCCAAGGTCTTCTCTTAGGCGTTTTAATTCTTTTCGCACTTTTATCTGACTTGGCTTTAATACTATGTAGGATACTTCTTCTTTTTCTGTTTCTTTTTTTATCTCTTTTTCTTCCATCACACAAGTCCTAACTTTTTAAGTGCTGCTAATTGAACAGCGGTTAATTTAAGTCCTTTTCCCTTTTTCTCTTTTTTATCCTTAACAGATCTCTTAGCAGTAGAAGTTGTTAGCTTCTTTTTAGACTTTATAAAAGATGTTATTGTTTTAAGATCAACTTCTCTTTTATAGAAATATTCAGTAAAGATAACAAAGGCTTCTTCGTAAGGAAGCGTTCCTATGTCTGGTCTTAGTTGTTCAAGTAGGGCCATTTTCTTTCCTTTGTTTTAACCTAAAAAGGGCAGCTTTTTATGGCTACCCTCTTAGTTTTATTAGATATTACTTATTTTCTCCAACTTAAAAAGGAATGTCATCTCCGCCATCATTACTGTAAAGTTCTTCAATGGAAGGAATTTCATCCTCTTCTAATCTTGACATTCTATTAACAACATTCTTTGTTTTGTTATTCCATTCGTCAATTCCTACCTGCATAAGGACAGGCATACCTACCCACTCCGCATTTGCAATGGCTTCCTGAACAGCTTCTGGCGTATTCATGTCAATTTTCATTACATCCTGGAATTGTTTCAGCATGTTGATTTTAGACTGTCTCTTAGTGCTTCTCCCAGATTTTGTCCGAGTAACTTCATCTCCTTTTCTCGGAAGCCAGTTTCGGAAGAAAAATACTGTTCCATCGAGAGGAGATTCATTGTCAGAAAGAACCATGTCAGTATTACCAGTTGCTACAACGTGCCAGCAAATTGCCTGAAGTTTACTTTCGTATTTTACTTCTCTGACTCTTCCAGTATATGAGCCTATCGGAGCAAGAGGATCTTCTTTAAAATCGGAATCGAGGTTAAAATCTGTTTCCATTGCGCCTTCAGTTCCATCTGAACCAAAATCTTCGTCAGTGATGTTTTCGTTCAAGTTTTCTTTTGTCATTTTCTTTTCCTTTTTGTTAGTTGCTGGTTTTTGTTATTTGTTGTTTGTTATTTGTTGTAAATTATGCTAACTTAAGATTATCGTTGAAATACTTTCTTGATACATACCACTGATCACTATGGTTCTCTGGATTTCGTGCTATCATCCCCATATCAGTCACAGGATTATCAACAGCAGTTACAGTAATATTTGTTAAATCCTCGTTTAGTACATACTGCCGCATTTCACTTAAACCTTTTTGTTAGTACTGCTTCTATGCATTCATAATTTTCCTCCTGTTTTATTTTCCTTTGTTGATTTCCTCAGTTACAGTTGTTAATAATGCTGCCATTACTCTAAGGTATCCATCCCAACTTACCAATCCCTCCTTTTCGAGTAGTTTTAAAAAATCTTCCTTGCCGTTAAGTTCTGCGTATCTTCTTTTTGTTATCTGCATAACAGTTGGATCATCTTCAATTACTGTTCTTAGCCTTCTTATAAGGGCAGAATCTTTTAAAAGTCTATGATACTCTGCCATTGAAATAGTTGTTGTTGAGGGATTTTTTATTGTATTTAATATTTCACTGTCAGTATAGTTTACTGTTCCTCCGTCTAATATATTTTTATTTTCCGCTAATTCTCTCGCGCCAATTGCCGTAACAAATTTTAATTCGTCATTTTCCATTTTTAAGTCCTTCCTCAGTAGCCTGCGCTGCCTTAGTATGTTTTATAAGTTCAGTGTAGTCATTGGGAATAATTGCAGGGAGAAGTTGAAGTTTACCGGAAATTCTACTCCTTGCTCTGTAGTGCCCCTTAGAAGTTGTCCTGATGTAAAAAACCTCTTTCCCATTCTTTACTCCAGAAAATGCGGCATAAACTTCGTCGAAATATCCTGGAACTTTTTGGGCCAGTTGGCCAGTGAGAAGGGGATCTATTGAGATGATATTTCCTGTTTCTGGGTCTGTTTTTATATCCCAGTGACCAGTGAAGATTACATTGCAGGGCCAGGATAGGATATCTCGAAGCTTTGCTTCCATTAAATTCCTGACTATCATGAAGTGTATATTCCAAACAGGTCCGCCTTCAGGACTTCTTTTGGGGTCAATTTGAAGTGCTCTTCCCATGGCACAGTCTGTCATAGCTGTAGTACTGTCAACTACTACTGTTTTATATTTTCCTTCTTTAACGAGCTTTTTTACCTCCCTGAAAAGTTTTTCAAAAGCAACCCAACCTTCCCAAGTTAAAGGAAATGTCTCGTAATCCCAGTCCATTCCTCGGTAAAGAGTAACACCTTGGTCGAAATCGAAAAGGAATCCGGGGGTAGGAAACGAGCTCGCGAAGACTGATTTACCCGTTCCATAAGCCCCAAGAACATAAGCTTTTATGTTACTGCTTTCTACTGTTAATGTTTTGGCTGATTTAATTGTCATTTAAATTTCCCCCGTTTTTAATCTTTCTTCTCTTATCTTTTCCTCTTTATCAACCCATGCTACAAGGTCAGAAGATAATTTTTTATTTTCTTTTCCTATTACAGCAGCATAGGCTCTCATTGCTATGCAAGAGGCTTTTGCGTGAAGATCATCTTCGTATTTGTACCTTGGCCTTAAAATAAAATACTTAAGAATAATTCCTGCCATTTTACTCCTCCCCCTCTATAACATTTCCCTTAACAGTCTTTGTTACATCCCAAAGTGGCTTCTTTTCATACCCATTAAAGGATGCTTTTTCAGGGGAACAAGGTTGTTCGCAGATGTTTAAGTACTTACACCTTCCGTAGTTGTAACAACTTGAAATATTTGGAGGGAAGTAATTACGTTCAGTAGCCTGCTGCACTCTTGCTGCAATTGCAATGAAATGACTTCGCCAAAGGGCAAGATCGTCATCACTAAAAACCATTGGAACTCTTGCGAAGTCAGTTGTTAACTTTCCATAGTTTTCTGTTGCTTTTGACTTCCTGGAAGTACAATATGCTATTGTTACAAGATTTCCCTCTGGCTTTATATCAAAGCATTTCCTTGAAGCATAGTTGTAACCAATGATTTGAGGGCTTCTTTGAAGCTGATTCTTTAACTGATTGATAGACCATCCAGTTGTTTTAAATTCATTTATCCATCTTGCACCGTTTAATTCACACTCTTGGTCAAGTTTTCCAGTGAAATAGAAAGGCTTTAACCAAGGAAAATTCCTCTTATCCTCTTTAGTAGGCTTCATTAAAAGTTTAAAAGCCCTTTCAGTGTGGAAAATTTTAACAAAACCTTCGTCGTTGTAGAAGTGATCGACGTAACGAGAAAGGAGAATGATTAAATTTTCGAATGTTCTGTAGTCAATGAAGAAAGTCTTTTCTTTTGACTCCTCTTTCCAGTCTTTTTCAGCAAAGAAAATCATTTGTTCTAAAGCTTTACCGTCCCTTGTCCAGCCGTGTTCTGCAATGTAGCCATAGAATCCGTCCATTCCAGCATGAAATGCACTTCCAAATCGCAGTGCAGTTGAGCCGTAAATTGAGTCCCAGCCTTGGTTATGAGAGAGATTGTATTTTCTTAGGCAGTCATTTACGGTTGAACCTTTGGAGTAGTCGAGGGTTGGAATTTGTGGAATTTCTTTTATAAAATCTGAGAAGTTGTCCTCTTTTTCGTTTTCATCATTTAGCAGTACAATTCCTTCTACTTTTACCCCATTTTGTCCTGCTGCTTCCCAAGTTAAATCTGCTAAATTTAGATTTTCTTTTATGTCATCTGACATTTTAATTTCCTTTTATTTTATAGTAGTTGTTGTATCTGTTTCTTTAATTTTATTTTTAATGTTATTTATTTTATCGTTAAGAATATCTAAATCCATTTCTGAAATTATAATATTTTTACACTGAAAAGCTGGTTTTTTTACGTACTTAATAAATTCGCAAATTTTAAGTCCGAATTTATCTCTTACTACGACAGAGTCACCAGGAGTTAAAAATTGATCTGTGGTAAAGAAAGTATAAGTTCTACTATAATCATTATCTTTTCCTTTATAAAGCACTGCAGCGTAGGACATGATTGTTTTCTCCTTTTTTATTTACTTTCAAGAGCTTTTGATGCTATACTATATATTAATAAAAATCCTGATATTTTTCTGGATTAGTTGCATGGCTACCAGCACTACCAGCTTCTACACAAATCTTTTTTAATGATTCTTCTAATTCTTCTTCTCTTGAAATAGGAGTAAATCTTCCGTCTTCCATTTCTGGTTCGCCAAGAGCATATTCTACTCCAGATTCTGGTATAATATATTTATAATAATTATAATGTGAATTATACAGCAATTTATTGTTACTTGGAAGCTCAGTTATTACAAGTTTTTTATTATCTATACCTTTAAGCTTCTGATTTAATTTAAACTTAGCCATTTTCCATTCCTCTTTAGTGCCAAAAAATGACACTTACTGAGTTGTTTTAAATCCCAGTAAGTGTCAAAAATTGACGCTTGTTTTTCTTTTTATTTAGAAATTCCAGGAATTGCAATGCCAAGGGCAATAAGGACTTCTCTCGCAGCATCCTGTTCTGCTTCTGACAGATTTGTGAAGTTATCAGCGATGACCTTGGTGGAGACTTTTGGAGTAGCAGCTGCACGAACTGCCCAATTTCCTTCCATCAAGCCAGCGAATACTTTATCAATAGCTTCCTCTGCTTCGACTCCGGATTTACCCGCAGCTGCATCTCCGAGTTTGTGGGACAGGCCGAAGGGGCCGAGTTTTTCCTGAATCGTTTCCGGGAGGGTGTTGAAGTCGTAAGACGTTGACTCTTTTGCTCCGTCAATTACAGCTATAACAACACAATCTTCTTCAATCGTTTTTTTCATTCTTTTAACTGCCATTTTTAATTCTCCTCTTTTAGTTTTGAAATTAAATTACTGTTTTTTGTTACCCAGTCTATGACTATTTGTCTTAGTAGGATAGATGCTGAAACACTGTTCTCAATACAAATTATCTTGAACTTTTTGTAGTTATCTATATCCAGAGATGTTTGGATATATTTTATCTTGCTTTCTTTTTCTCTTTCTCTTTCGCTTTCTGCCAATTCAGTTGTCTCTTCCTTAGTATCCATCTACTTCATCCCTTCTCCCTTCCTCCGTTTATTTTTGCAGTTTTTATTGGTTTTATTCTTCATTGCTTTAATTCCTAAAGTTTGGCGAGTTATTGGACTACTTAATTATTAATCCATTTAATCATTAATTAATGCATAACATGATTAATTTAAAATGTCAATAGTTATTTTCCAGGATTTGAAAATAATTTTAAAGGGTTTTAATCTAAATGCGCAAAAATATTAAAAGTAATAGCTAAAATACATACAGTTACAACAGTTGAAATACAAGCTAAAATTAAACATCCTTCTGTGTTAAATAATACTACAGTATTAAATAACATCACAGTGGCATTAAAAATCCATATAATTTTACAAATTAATCCCATTTTACTTCATCCTCTTTTATTTTGTACCAGCCAAGAAATAAACTGACTATAGTGGTCATTTGCCGATTCACTGGCATAGCGAGATGTCTTAGGATAGTTCATTAGAAGGTTTCTTATTCCAAGAGCACATTTTGGGCAAAGATCTCTGTAAGCGTAGCCAACAAATACTGGTGAGATGAAATGAAGATTTGAAGGAACTTTTATCTTGCAAAGCTGGCACTCATCTTCTGATTCTTCTGAGATATTAAACTCAGGAATGTTGAAATTTGAAATGTCTATTAACTTCATTGGAGGCCTTTTTGTTCTCTTGCCTTTTTTATTACAAATTTATTGTATAACTCTGCGATTATTTTATTCTGGCATTCTTTGCAAACGTCTATATCTGTGCTATTTTCAGAGTATCTGTATTTAGACTTAAACATAATTATACAAGAAGTAATATTATCACTATCACAAAAAGTGCCTAAATCATAATCCACAGATTTTGCAGTTCCTCCTGCTTTTACTAATTTTCCGCATAAATCACATTGCATAGCCTTTACCATTTTATTTGCCTCCTCTCAAGAAATCTGCTTTTGCTATTTCTCGTTCAGCATCCCAGTAAATGTCAATTTTTGACAAAATTTTTAGCACTTTTTTTATCTCCTTTTTCTCATTCTCTGTGAGAGTTGAAAGGGAAGAAAGTGTTACCATTATTCCACGAAAACGGAATTTTTCAAAATTTCTGATCATTGACCATTGTTTTAATGGGGAGTTAGGGATAATAGAATTACGTCTTTTCTTTTTTACTTTATTTTTATTTGGTGTCTGCATTTTCTTTTCCTTTTTTATTGCAGCATCTATTATTTTCTACTTTTTCTTTAATTATCTTATTTTTAAGAAATTTATGGTAATCAAAAGCCTGGCAGCTTTTACGACAGTAACTGGTTCTTCCATCTTTTCTTAAATCTTTAAATGGACATTTTTCTTTTTTGCAGTATTCTTCTAAAATACTATCTTCCATTAAAGCACCTCCACTGCAACTACGCAAGTTGGAATGCTATTAGTTGTTATTATTTTTCCCTGTTTTACTTTTAAAGTTTTTCCTTTTAATGACTTTCTTTTATTCCAGTAGTCTATTCGTTGAGAATGCGATAGTTTTCCTGCCCCTACTTTAAAAGGTGCATGATCATTTCCTTTCACAGTGAAAGAGCCTACCATTCCTTTCGGTTTCTTTTGCTTTGAGTAAGCCTCATTTATCTCTAAAATAATGTAACAGTCTATTTCAGTTGGTTTATATTTCAGCATTTGACCGGTTAATCGCCTTGGAGAGTAGAAAGGAAAATCTATCTTTCTTAGAATTGCTCCTTCATAACCTAACTTTAAAAATTTCTCTGCATATTGATCCCAGTTATTTTGGCAGCTGTTGTAAGTTGATACAAGCTTTAAAAATCTAAGATTAAGATTGAGATTATGAAGGAAAATTGAGTTTAATATTTTAAGTCTTTCTTTCTGTGGAAGTGGAATATTAATATCAAAGATATGAAATTGCAGTGTATCTGTATCATGATTTTTGTTTACTTTTCTTCTAAGAGCTGAATCTATCTTTTCTCTACTCCATCCGTGAACATATATTTCTCCGTCAAAAAGAAAATTATATCCACAAGATTTCCAGACTTTTTTTATTTCTTTTTTTATGTTATCAAGGAAAGAAAATGAGTTGGAATAAGAAGAGAGAAGAATAGGATTTCCTTGAAAGTCCTCTGTTCTGCATCGTTCGCCGTTTAGTTTTGGTTGAATGTAGAATGATTCTCCAAGTTTGATAATTTTTTTATTATCTGCTGGAACAGCAAGCATTACACCTGTTCTTTTTGGTTTCCCTTTTCTTTCTACGATGGAATCTATGTCTATGTCAGTGTTTATATCTAATGGCATTTCTTTTTACCTTCCTTTTCTTCTATATAATCTCCATTAAATCGGAATAAAGTATTTCTCTTGTATTTTTTAGCTCAATTACTTTTTTACAAGCTTCTGCATACTTATCTCTTAGTTCTGTAATTTCCTCCCATAAGTTATTCTTTAAATATTCCATTTCTTTTATTTCTTTTTCTATGTTTTTACATTGACTAACTTTGCCAAGAATTTTTAAATCTCTTTTAGTTATATGCTGTTTTTCTTTTTCTTTCATGTTTTCTTTTACCTCCAATAACCTTTTTTGTTTAAGAAAAGAAGTCTTAAAATAATAGCCCCTGGAGTTCTTCCATGATTCATTGCTACTACTTTTATTCTTCTATAAAGCTCAGAAAGAAGTTTTCTATCCTCCCATTTAGACCAGTTTGTTTTATTTCCTGGTGGGAGCATTTTGAAAGTGTTTTTATTTTCTTTCATTATTTGTCTCCTCTTTTTCTACTTTGGATTCATATTTAATAGCTGAATCAAGTTCTTTTTTAAGGTTATATATATTTTCTGTGTTGTTGTATATTTTATTATTTAATTCTTGTACTTTAAGCATTAATTCTTCTTTTTTATGCTTTAAAAAAGAAAGATTTTTATAGCAATTTTGAAGTTTACTAATTATTTCTTTATTTTCATTTCCATAAATTTTTATAATTTCTAAGATATCTAATACAAAATTATCATAGTCACTGTTATTGATATAGCAGTTATGAATATTGTTACTTATACAATCTAAATCTTCAATATAACAAGTATATACTATAGTAATCTGTGAAATGTGGTAATACTTTTTATACGATTTTTCTATTATTATATGCTTGTCAGGAAATGCTTTAATTACCTTTTTAAGTAAATTTTTTTGTGATACCATTATTATTTCCCTCCTTATTTTCCTCTATAAAGTCTTTTTTCACTTTCAGTTAATTTTCCTTCCGCTGATTCAACTTCTTCTATAGAGAAACCTTCTTCAAACATTAAGAAAATTCTTCTTTCTCTTTCAGGGTCATATTCTATTGTTACCCTTTCCATTTCTCCGGAGGGATTTTTAATAAACCCTACAAGAGGATTTCCTATAATTCGCTCTAAAACTATCCAATACTTTTTGTCCTTGTAGATAAAAGAGACAAAAAGAGTTCCTGATTTTTCTGGATCTATTTTAGCAAGTACTGATATTTCTCTATTGAAATCAGTCACTCCCTTTCTGGCATTTTCTTTACTCTCTACTTGAATATAGAGTTTTGTATGAAGGGGTTTTTTTAAAATTTCATTTATCCACTGAATTACTATTTCTCGTTTAATTATCACTTTTTAGTCTTCCTTTCTTTTTATTTTGAAGTATTAAAAAACTCTTCTACCTCTTCTTCACTTTTCCCCTCTTCAAGCATTAACTTTTTTATCCTTTTATCTTCTTCAGAGAGAGTTTGGTTTACTCCCGCAGTTACTTCTGGGTTGTAAAACAGATTTTTAGTTTTTTCTTCCTCTTCTTCTAATTGTATGTACTTAACTTCTTCCCTCTTCCCATCTGGAAGAATTAAAAATGGAACTGTACTTTCACTTACTCTTTCAAGGGATACGCAAAAAATCTTTCTTTTTTCTTCATTTTCATAATTAAATCTTGAAATTAAAATATCTCCGTCATCTGGAAAAGCAATTCTCCAGTTTTTTCTTTCTCTGTAAAATGAACTTCTTAACGATTCTCTATGACTCTCAGAATTACCAGGTACTATTAATTTTTTACCTGATTCTAAATTGAGGGAAGAATCGAAGAGTTCTTTAACTTTAGAAATTTGACTTGCCATTGTTTTAAATTTCCTTCCCTTTTTGTTAAACTTACATTAAGAATTAAGAGTTAAATATTCTTTAACATATAATATATATTCCTCTTTTAATTGTTTTAATCTTGTTTTCTTTCTTTAAATGATAAATAGCATTTCTTATCTGTTTTTCAGTAAGGTTAGTTATTGCAAAAATTTCAAGTGCACCAATACCAGTTTCTATTGATTTGATACATTCTAATACTGTTTTTCGGACTGAAAATCTGAGTTTTTTATTTTTTTCTTCTTTTACAATTGCCATGAATTTTTTATTTCTTAATTTTTTAATGTTTTTAAATTTTGTCTCAAGATCTGATACTCTGGCATTTAAATTTTTAATTTCATCAATAAGATTTATTGTATTATTGTATGATACCTTACTACTTTTTAAAATTGTGCTAATAGTATTAGAATGGCTATCTAATAGTTGTTTTACATCTTCTACTCTGTAATTAAGCCCTGAAAATCTTTCCTCGATTGCTTTTTCTTTTTTCTCGGTAAAAAATAACATTTCTTTTTCTCCTTTTTAGGGTTAGAATTTAGTACTTAGTGTCAATAATTGACGTTTACTTAGAAATAGAACAGAATTAAATATAAGTTATAAAGTATAAAGATGTAAAGTCCTTATACTTTACTATTTAGATTTAAGTTTAATCTAATCTAAATCATCCAGCATCTTGTTTAATTCTTCCGCTGAAAGATCGTGCAAAGCTGCATCTTGTTTTTCTGCTTTAATGGAAAGTAATTTCTTTTTGTAATCTGCTTTTATTTGTTTATCTTCTCTTGCCTGCTGCTCTAAGAGTTTTGTTTCTACAATGTACTTTATGATACTGATTTTTAATTCAAGTATATCGTCTTCTTTACTCTTTAATCCGAGAAGACTTTCCTCTGACTGAGATTTCTTCTTTGCATTTAATCCTTTGTAAATGGCGTCTAATTCTATTACTGTAAGATCCCAGAGGTCTTCTACTGAGCACTGACCTTTGTAGCTGAAACGTAATTTTAATCTCGCTGCTTGGTTAAACATTGTCTTTTTCTCCTTTTCTTTTTCCCTTTGTTAAAAAATGAGTTTAATAATTCTGTTAAATGTTCCTGTTAATCTGCAAGTTAAAGAGTTTCTCTGTGTTGAAGAGAAGCCGATTCCAGAAAGTTGATTCTCAGAATCAGCTACTTTCATTTTATTCCCAAGTGCAGCGAATACGTGCTTGTACTGGAGAAGATCTTCCTTTAAAAATTCATTAAAAAAGCCATTTGGACTTTCGTTGTTTTGGCAGTTTTTTAAAATAAAAAAGTAGTGCTTATTTCCAATTCCTGATTGTTTATTCCAGTAATTTGGCGACAACATACAAATTGAAACAGTATGGAATTGGTTTGTGTTAAGATTCCAAATTGTTTTTGATGTTTCTGTTAATGGAAGTGAACTTAAAAACTTTATTCCATCTTTCTTTGAAAAAGATATTTTTGCTACTTGCACTTTTTTCTTACACATTAATTCTTTATTGTAGATGTAAGAATAAATCTGATTTTCATACTCTATTTCTGCTTTAAATCCTGTCTTCCCTCCTCTATGATTAAAATTGTGAACGAAAAAATCATAAATTCCTTCTTGCATCAAAGATTTATTTGTCCATGTTATATTTTCAACTGCTATTTCTTTTTCTGGTCTTTGTATATCTACATCTAATCTTCCAGTTGTATTTATATTTTTTGGTCTGCTGTAAAATATATAATTTCCATTAGGTTCAAGACAGTATGCATCAAAATCATTATTATTATTTCCATCTTCATTCCATTGAATAGAAAATCTTAAAACTCCATTTACATTTCCTCCTGCTTTTTTAACCCTTTCTTTCACGGAGTCAGTTATATTACCTGAATATGCCCAAGAGAAGTTATTATTCCATTTAAACATTGTTTTACTACTTTTATGCTCAGGAGCAATAACAGACATTAAATTTGAAAAATGTTTATTCTCAAATAAAACTTCAATATTTGAAATTTTTGGGAGAATTTCTTTTACAAATTGTTCTATTGAAATTTCTTCTATTTTATCAAACTTTTTAATGTTAACAGGAATTTCTTTCTTTAAGTCAGAAAATATATTCACTCCATCTGCTAACTTTTTCATGGTGTCTTTATTTGCAAAGAGAATGTTATTTACTGTTATATCCTCTATTGTAGCATGGCGTCTGGCAAGGGAATTTAACATACCAAGTTCTACAAGCTTTTCTTCTGCTTGCTCTACCATTTTTGCAGTAAAAATTGTTTTTGGTCTTTTATAATTGTAAGGAGCTACTATTGTTTCATATCTTTTTACTGCTGCGTTTAACTCTACACCTTTTGAAATGTCAGTTAAAAGAACTCCAATGGCGTGGTTTTTGATTTTTGTAACTGCTGCTGATGTATAGCTTGCTTTCTCCCAGCAAAATAACTCTTTTTCATTCTCTAGGGCGGAATTAAATTCTTTGTGCGTGTCTAAGAGTAGTTTTAGTGCGCCTTCCCATTCTTCTCCTTTATAAAGAGATTTTTGAGCGATTAACTCAATAACTGTCTCAATGGAATCCTTTGAAATTTCTGTTAAAGATCTTTTAAAGACATTTCTATTATCTCTGAAAGATCCCGTTAAATCTCCTACTGATTTTGAGGAAGTAGAAATAAAATGATTTGGAAGTGTTATACTGAAATGATTCCAAGTTCTAACGGTTCCATCCTCTAATCTTTCATGACTTTTATTAGTTCCGAAAGTTTTTTCCTTTGTAATAAAAACATCTTTAATAGGCTTTGATTTTACATACGCTGAGAGACTGTCAATGACAGGTTGATATGTAGAGTCGTTTGTAATAAAATCCCAGATACTTGTTACTTTGTTGTCTTTTATTGTAACTACGTTACCGAAAGATTTAATGAAATGTCTACAACAAGAACAATCATACTCCTTTCTTTTTCTAAAAATTTCATTTGTTCCTTCTGGAAAACTGGAAAGGTATAAATCCCAAAGGGCGTCTTTGTCAATGTCTGTAATGAAAAGTGTGTTTTGTTCCATTAAGTCAGTTGCTACATGCCTTTGAAGTAGCTCCTTAAATAACTTAAAGTCCATTCTCTTTTTCCTTTCTTTTCTTTTTATTTTATTCTATTAATAAGAAGTATAAATTTCTTTTATCACCTCTAATCCTTTTATTAGTTTTTCTGGAGAAAAAGTCTTGGCGTAGCATGGGCAGATTCTTGTTTCTCCTTTTCCTATAACACCAAAAAACTTTTCACAAATTAGGCAAGAAATTTCTGGGCAAGTCAAACTACTTCCCTGATTTCTTAAACTGCTTATCACTATTTCTATCTTTTTTAGCGCAAATTTAATTTCATCATTTGAAGTACAATGTTTAACTAATCTTTCTTCTACTGCCTCTTTAAGCCCTTTTAAATCTATTTCTTTATTTCCTGCTTTTACTGTGTGATTACGATTAGCTTTTACCCCCGAAAAAATAAGATCTGAAAGAATAGCTGTAATTCCTTCTGATATATATTCCTCTTTTGGCATGTCAGATAAATTTAAAATATCGTATGTATCAGAAAACATGGAGGTTAATTCTTCCATAACCTTGGAAGGAAATTTTATTTCCGCTTTAATTTTCTCCGCATCTCTATATTTTTTGGGAGTTGCTGAAAACAGGATAGCATTTTTTGCTTGTTGTAATAAGGTAAAAATTTCCATATTATACTCTTCTATTTTTAATTCTTCAGTCATTTGTTATTCTCCTCTTTTATTTAATTACTTCCAGTTTACTACCCTTTTACTTCCAGATTACTTTTTCTCTTCTAAGTTTACTTCTTTTTATTGTAAGTAAGAAGTAATATTTAACCTTACTTTTAAATTGCCTTTAAGACTTTTAAAGGTGTCAATGATTCCCTGTGGGTGAAAGATGGCAAGTTCTATTAAAGGAAATGTTCCTTCTGGCTTGGTAACACCTTTGCAAGGGATAAAGGTAACTGATCTTGGACTTTTTCTATCTCCTTTTACTATAAAATCTCCCTTACAATTTTTCCTTGCACAGTTGTTGCAGTCGTGAGTTTTAAGGTTTTCTATTTTTAATTGCATTTGTCTTCCTTTCCTCCTACCTTCCATTTTTGTTTATTTTTAACTTACTTATTTTAAGAGCAATTTTGCTTCTATCTTTTAAGTTAGTTGTATTACAGTATGCCCAATAAAGAGAATTTCTACACATACAATTAGAAATTCTATCTCCATTTAAATTTTCCCATATTACAGCACAAATTTTTTCGCAGCTTTCTGTAAATTCACCGGTATTTTGTAATTTAGCAGCTCTTTCACAAAGGTAACAATCAATTTCAGGTCTCCCAATTGAAAATTCTTCAAAATAATCTTCTTTATTTCTTTCTGGATTATTAGAAAGCCATTTCCAATGTTTTCTAAAATTTAAAATGGTTTTTCTTCTTGAATTTGCTATTTCTTCTACACTGTCAGGTGTTTTCATTTGTTTACCTTTCTTGTTTAGTTTAATTAATTTAATTTAATAATTCGTAACTGATTATAAATTATTTAACTTATAATCAGTGACTAAGCATTAAATTTTTTTAAAGCACCCTCCATTGTTTTCTTTTAACGGAAGGGCTTTTCCTGAAAGTACTTTATAAGCAATTCCTTTTTTATTCCTTTTATTTAAGATTCTTAGTATGTGTAAAATCTTTTAAAATCTTTCTAACTTTCTTTCCCTCTTCTCCCCTCCATCTACTTATATTTGAAAGGACATAAAGGCATTGAATTTCTAACTCCCTTCCTATCATAGAAAGACCAGCTTCTGCATAGTTAACTGCATAGTTAAGACTCTTCTTTTCTTTATTCTGGATTATTTTTCGGAGGGCATTGTGAACTTTTAACTCTTTATTTGTAAGGCACATTTATTTAACTCCCTTCCTTTTTTTATTTTTAAAGCCTCTTAATTTATTTTAATGTATTTTTTGATGTTTTAATATTATCATATTATTAATATATCATTACTAAATAGTAATGTCAATGCAATTTTTGATAATATGCAATTTTTATTGATATGTAATTTGTACATATGTGTAATATATCATAATATGTAATTTTATGCAATATGTAACACAAATTTGTAACCCATTAAAATCATTACAAAAACCGATTTACCTGTAGCTGCAACCTGCAACTGCAACTGCAACAAATCACGTAATACCACATTTCAAACCGTGAACACTTACTGATTACCTTCCAAGAAGTGTCATTTATTGACACTTACTGAGACTTTAATCAGCCTTTCTTTCAGTCTTTTCCTCTTAAGAGAGTGTCAATTATTGACGTTTACTGCTATTTTGAGTTCACTTTCTTTCTTTCTTCTTACTTCTTTTTATTTATTTTTTTTTTATTAAGATATATATATTTTTATATACTCTATTATATTATTACTTATATTTTATATATCTTATATATATTATTACTTATATATATTATTACTTATATATATTATATCTTAGAAAGAAACTACTTAGAAAGAAACTACTTAGAAGGAAAAAGACTTAGAAGTTCTAAGAGCTTTAGCTCTAAGTAAGTGTTCACGGAATGAAACATGGTATTTCGTGAAATGTTGCAGTTGCAGTTACACGTTGCAGATACACCTATTTTCATTTTATCAATGATTTAAATGGTTTACAAAATTTTGTTACATAACATTTTGTTGCAGAACACCACTAATTACACATCGTCAAATGTTACACATCACCATAAATTACACATTTCAAAGCCATTTGTCACAAATTGACACTTACTGAGCTATAAATAGCAGTTGCGAAGCAACTCAGTAGTTTTAAATAAAAATTTTTGAGACTGTAAAAATACAGCATCCCCGGCCCCAAATTCAAACGATCGTTTGAAATTAGTTAGCATGGCAACTATTTTTTTAAATGGAATGGAATGGAATGGAATGAATGAATGAATGAATGGATTAAAATCAATTTTAAACACCGTGATTTGCCCGTGGTGGCACGAACGCCCGTTAGGGCATATGGTTATATGCATCTAAATTTAAACGGCGTTAAATGGCAATGAGCCCCGACCCGACCCCGCCCCCCCGTTCCATTAAATCAATTTAAACCGCCCTAATTCGCTCAACACGACGTTATAATACCAATCCCCCCAATCATACCAACAACAAATAAAAAGGGCGCGAATGGCATTTCAACCCCCATTCACGCCCATTTTAAACCCACAATAGACCATTTATCACAATCCTAAACAACTAAAAACAATCCTTCAAGTTCCAAGTAAACGTCAATTAATATCATTTACTTTCTTTTATTAAAAGTTTTAAATAAATCAATAACTTCATTATTAGTTAAAATACTTTTCTTTTTATTTTCCTTTAAAGTTTTTGCCTTAGCAAAGTAAATCTTTTCAATTTCAAAATTAACTCTTCTCATTTTTTCAAGGAGATTATTCTTTTCCTTCCAGAGAATAGAAAGTTTTTCATCAAGATCTTCAGTTTCCTCATGCCCCAGAATACTTTTCATTTACTTTTCCTTTAATTTCAATTACTACCAGATTACTTTTTTTAAATGCCAGATTACTTTTTTAAATGTCAGATTACTTCTCAAATACTAACTCTTAGAAAATAACTTTACTCCCAGATTACTCATTATTACTAACTCTGAGAGTAAAGTCCTTTTCATTTTAAAATGATTTATTCTTCTTCTTTCTCCTCACTTTCCTCAATGGCATCAATAACTTCCTGAACCCTAGTCAGTGGAATAATCAAAAGTCCGCTGATTTTTTCCGCACTAAACCCAGCTTCATAAAGTGGAGCGATTGAATCAAGAAGTGCTTTAACTTCCACACTTTCTCCTCTTTTCCCTCTTGCCTTTTTAACCATGTTAAACTCACGTTCAACTAAAATCCTATCCGCTAACTTCTCCTGCGCTTCCCTTTTCTCCTCCTCTGTGGAGTTTTTCATCCCTGCTACGACATCAGCTAATTTTTGCTTTATACCATTGTTAATGACAAACTGCTGTACTCTTTCAAGTTCCAGAAAATTGTTAAAGAGGTCTTTTAAATCAATCACAAGTGGACTAATAGCATTTTTGTAATTCCGTGTTAAAACCCCTGTCTTCTCAACGTAACTCCAAATTTTACTTTTCTTTTCTTTTATCACTGTCTCATTTACATTTAAATCTGTCATAATAAATCCTTTCTAAAAGTTAAAGTTAAAGAACAAAAGCAATAACTGTTAATAAATAAAGACAAATTAATAATGTTAAAATACAAAGTATTTCTCTTATCATTTTAAATCCTTTTTTAAAAGTGGTACAGTTTTATTTCAACCATACCACTTTTAAAGTTTTTAAAGTTTTAATTATTTTCAACCTTAACAACTATTTTCAATGTAACTTCATCCGTAAATTCAATAAACATTTCACTAATTCCATTATCCTTTAAAATACTATTAAATATATCCATATCCGTGAAATCACTTCTATAAAGTACGATAGTTTTAATGGTAGTTTTCATTATTTAATCCCTTTGTAATTTAATTAAATTGTTAAAGATCAAAAGTTTTATTCCGTTCCCCATTGCTAAATAAACATTATCAGCTCTAAAAAGCATTGTCAACCATTATTTTATAAAAATATCATTTAATTGAAATATAATTTCATGGAATAAATAGGTTGAACTGTTTAACCACTGGCACTACATCCAATCAATTAATCAATCAATTCCGTTCTAACTAATCAATCAATGCAAATTAAATATATCCCACCCATTCACTCTCCATCCCAACAATTAAAAACTAAACAACATTTATTAATAAAAATATATTTAATAAATCCCCAGCAGTTTAAAACCGCAAAACATTAAACAATTCTATTTCAACCACTGAATCTCATTCAGTCAAAATAAATTCCCCTTCATGGGGGGGCCAAGGGTCATTTTCGTTTGCTCGCGCGGGGGAAACAACACTCTTCTTATACAAGTGTAAAAATTAAAGTCAGCCACTGAGGAAGGAAGGAAGAAAGAAAAGAAATGTCCCTCCGAAAATTACCACTGTAAAATTAATCATTCCCTCCCACAAGTATTTTAAACCTTAGGTAAATAATCATTGACACCTTAAGTGTAATGTGGTAGGTATAATTAGACGGCAGAAATATAGGAACAGGAAAAAATAGGAGGATTTAGGGTAAAATGGACAGAGGAAGACCGAGGAAGGAACTTGACACTGAGATACTTTACGACCTGACAGCAAGAGGAGTTTCTCAGAAGGACATAGCAGGAGAACTTGGGGTGTCAATTCCAACTCTTTCAAGTAGAATAGCGGATATTCAAAGTAAGCAGGGATTAATTCTTCAGTACAGGGCACTCCAAAATCTCCAGCTAACTGAACTTCAGGCAAGATGTTTAGAGGCAATTACACCGGAAAAAATTGAAGCTGCTCCACTAAGGGATCTTATCTTTTCTTATAAAGTTTTAAAGGATAAAGAGTTAACTGATATTGGAAAGCCTACAGATATAAAAGGTATAATGCACTACTTAATACAGATAGAGAAAGAAGAGCAGGCAGCGGCAACTCCAGTTGACATTGAAGACGGAGAGTTTTCAGAAGAAGCAACTGAGTATGAGCCTGTAAAAGAAGATCTTTCTAATTACATTCCGAATCTTTAACGCTGGGTATGAGAGCCGTCCTCCTCTTTTCTATTCAGCAAGGCAAGTCCTTCTGCCACCTCTTTCAGGAGGACTTGCTACCTTTAAATAATTAATGCCTAAAAATGGAGGACTTTAAGTGGAAAACAAAATTCCTAACATTAAATTAAAAACTGGAAAGGTTATACTCCAGATGACGTAGCTGACATGATTGTAAGAAATAAAATGTATGAAGTTATTTACTTCAAGAATATTACAAGTTATGATGAAAGGCTCTTGGTGGATTACTGATGTTCAGCCCTCATATTTTAAGTAAGTTAAAGGAGTGGAAAAGTTCTCCACTTATCTTTGTAAGGGACTGCATTAAAGTCACTCCATCAGAGCAGCAAATTGATTATCTTTCAAAAGTGGCGAAGTCTAAGAGGATAACAATTCGAAGTGGCCACGGCTGCCATGCAAAAGGAACTTCAATTCATATGTTCCCTTACGGATTTAAATCTGTAGAGAATGTAAAAGTAAATGATAAGTTGATGGGGGATGATGGAACTCCAAGAAAAGTATTAAGACTTTATACTGGCAGAGAAAAAATGGTAAGAATTAAATACCATGATTCCTCTTACTACGATGTAAATGAAAGTCATGTACTTGCACTTGTCTGCACTGGGAGTAAATGCGGATTTAACTCAGGTCAAAAGTACAGCATGACTGTTAAAGAGTATCTTGCAATGATAGAGGAAAGACCTTCTTTAGCCGGAAGATTTGCTGGGTACAAAGTTGCAGTAGATTACCCGGAAAGTCCAGTAATAATTCCTCCGTATATTCTCGGACTTTGGCTTGGAGATGGAAGTCATAATAATTTAGAACTGACAAATATTGACCCTGTTATAATAAATGCTTGGCACGAATTTGGAAAAGCTAATGGCCTTAGACTTACAACATCTTGTGGTAAATTACATAGACTTGTAGGAGATGCTGATAATGCAGTAAAAAATGCTTTTAAACATTACGATTTATTAGGTAATAAGCATATTCCAGTAGAGTATCTTTACAATAGTAAAGAAGTAAGACTCCAACTTTTGGCGGGTTTAATTGATACTGATGGATATGCAGATAGTAGAAATAATTGTACTCAGTTTCAGATAATTCAAAAAAGGAAGTGCATTGCGGAAGGAATTGTTTTTCTTGCAAAGTCTTGTGGGATGCACGCAACTTTTACTGAAAAAGAAAAGAGTTGGACTTACGATGGAGTAAAGAAGTATGGTACTTATTACGAAGTTTTAATCAGTAGAAATACCGAACTTATTCCAACAAGACTGGAAAGAAAGAAAGCAGTAGTTGGAGTAAAACAAAGAAGTAATCTCCATTTTGGATTTAAAATCGAAAGCCTTCTTGAGGACCAATATTACGGTTTTGAACTTGATGGTAATCATCTTTACGTTTTAGGCGATTTTACTGTTACTCATAATACTGGCAAGGACGCCAGTACAGCATGGATTATTCTTTGGTTCCTCGCAACAAGAGCTTTTGCTAAAGTAGCTTGCACCGCGCCTACTGCAAGACAGTTGTCAGATATTCTTTGGAGTGAACTTTCAAAGTGGATAAGACAGTCTATTTTCGCTGATGAATTTATAATTCAAAAGGATAAGATTTTTCAAAAAGACAATCCTAAGGAATGGTGGTGCAGGGCAATATCAGTTTCTTCTCGTTCTTCTAAGGAAGAACAGGCAGAAACTCTTGCCGGCCTTCACGGAGACCATCTACTTTTAATAGTAGACGAAGCCTCTGGAGTTAATGACCCGGTTTTTGTTCCACTGGAAGGAGCCCTTACTCAGGAAGATAATAAAGTAATCCTGATAGGGAATATGACCAAGAATACTGGTTATTTCTACGATACGCATTTTCACAGTGAGGCGAATAAAGCCTGGGTTAAACTCCACTGGGATTCAAGGAAAAGTAGCAATGTAAACCCTGAATATCCTGCTTACATGAAAATGAAGTATGGAGAGGATTCAAATGTATTCAGAATCAGGGTAGCTGGTGATCCTCCACTTCAAGATGAAAATACTCTTATTCCTCTTTGGACAGCGCAACAGTGCATAGGAAATGACTTTGAACCAGCTGAGGATGAGCCACTCTACTTAGGGGTCGATGTTGCAAGATATGGAGACGATGCTTCCATTATCCTCCCAAGAAGGGGAATGAAGATTTATCCATGGGAAACATTTAGAAAATTAAATACCATTGACCTTGGAGGATTTATTAACCAGACTTATCAAGAACTTGACGCCTCAGGAGTTGCTATTGATGTTATTGGAGTAGGGGCTGGAGTTTCTGACTGGCTGCAAAAGAGAAACATTGTCAATCTTTATGAAATAAATGTAGCTCATGCTTCAAGTGATATAGAGAAGTATAACAGACTTAGAGATGAACTTTGGTGCAGGGTTAGAGATAATTGCCTCTTAGGAAAATACTCTTTTCCAGATGTTTTAATTCCTGGGGAAAAAGAATCTTTCGGAAATCAACTTGCAAATGAGCTTGCAACTGTAAGGTATAGCTTTAACTCGCAAGGTGGTTATTTAATTGAAAGTAAAAAGGATTTAAAGCATAGAGGGATTCCCTCTCCGAATGTAGCAGATGCTCTTGGTCTTACAGAATATTTTGCTAACGATTCTACAAGGGTTTTTAAGAAAGAAAAGGTAGAAGATGATTACCTCGGAAGAAAGAAAAGATACTCTGATACTTTTTCTGATTCTACTTCATGGATGGGAAGTTAACTATGCCAAAGGGAAGTGTTACTGATGCTGAGTATGATAGAGAAGAAGAAATTCTAACGGTAACTTTCAGTGGTGGATCTGTTAATGAGTTTAAAGTAAAGAGAGAAAGATTTTATTCTGTTATTACTAAACTTATACGAGATATTACTGTAGGAATAAATACAAATAAAAAGGTTATTGGCTGATGGCGACTTCTAAGACAAATGAAAGCGACAAAAAGATTTTAAGGGAAGCCATTGATAGGCTGAAAAGAGCCATTGAAGAAGATGGTGATAATAGATCACTGGCAAAAAGTGATCTTGAATTTATTGCTGTTGAAGGTAAACAGTGGCCTGATACAGTAAAGGCTGAAAGAGAGTCAGAAGGAAGACCTTGCCTTACTATTAATAAAATGCCTGTTTTTGTAGATCAGGTAGTTGGGGATCAAAGGATGAATAGACCTTCTATTAAGGTTATTCCTGTTGATTCTCTTGGCGACAAGGCAGTTTCTGACATTCTCAGTGGTTGGATAAAGCATGTTCAGTATATATCAAAGTCTGATATTGCAATAGACCATGCTTTTGAGCATGGAGTATCCTGCGGATACGGAGCATGGAGAGTAGTTACTAAGTATGTCTCTGATAATTCTTTCGATCAAGAGGCGTATATTGAAAAAATAGACAATGCTCTTTCAGTATTTTGGGGAAAACACTCAGAATACGACTGCTCAGACGCACAGTATTGCTTTATTATCACTGATATTGATAAAGAGGAATTTAAAGATAAATACAAAATAGAACCTATGGCCTTTAAATCTGACAGTGATCAGTTTATAGAAGGATGGGTTTCTAAAGATACTGTTAGAGTAGCAGAATACTTTGTAAAAGAAAAAACCCCAAAGACAATTTATCTCTTAGAAGATGGAAGTGTTGTAGAAAAAGTCCCAGATGGAATGGTAAGCACTAAAGAAAGAAAAGTAGATGCTTATAAAATAATGTGGTATCTTCTTTCTGGAGATACTATAATTGATAGAAGAGAATGGGCAGGGAAAAAGTATATTCCTGTTATTCCATTCTGGGGAAAAGAGTTAAATGTTGCAGGGAAGCGAGTAATAAGGAGTTTAATTAGAAATGCAAAAGATCCTCAACGGATGTACAATTATTGGCAAGCACTGTCATTAAATACTTTACTGCCACGGCCTAATGGTTGGATCAGAATGGCAGATGTGCAAGTAGGACAACATTTATTCGATGACAAAGGTAGGGTTTGCACAGTAACCGCAATTAGCCCAGTGTTTGAGAATAGAGAATGCTCTGAAGTACTATTTGATGATGGTTCTACTATAACAGCGGATATAAAGCACTTATGGACTGTCGAAGAAAGAGGAAAAAGAACAAGTAAATCTTTTAACTGGGAAATAAAAACACTTACTACAGATCAATTAGTACCAGGAAAACATTTTATATGGACTACAGATCCATTAGAGTTACCAGAAAAAGAACTTCCTATCCCCCCATACGTATTAGGTGTATGGCTTGGTGATGGAAATACATCAGAACCTTGTATAACTCAAAGTCCTAAAGATTGGGGAGAATTAGCAGGGCACTTAGAGTTTTTTGGCTGCGATATAAGGAAACCAAGAAATAGTGGAACTGCTGTAGTATTTACAATGTTTGGATTAAGGAGTAAATTTACTGAACTTAACCTTCTTGGAAATAAACATATCCCGTATCATTATGTTAGAGGGTCATTTAAGCAAAGACTTGAGTTACTTCAGGGTCTTATGGATACTGATGGTTCTATTAATCATTCAACTGGGCAGTGTAGTTTTACTACCATTCTTCCAGAACTTGCTAAAGGTTTTGCTGAACTACTAAGAACTCTTGGGATTAAAGCAAAATATATTGTTAGAGACAGAAGTGAAAAAAGTAATTTTGTAGATGTTAAACTGCAGTACCAATTTGATTTTACTACAAGACTTCCTGTGTTTAGATTCGAAAGGAAGTTAGAATACATAGGAAAAACAAAAGCAGTAAGCAGAAGAACTAAAAGATACAGCATTAAAAGTATCACAGCAGTAAAATCTGAGCCGGTTAAATGCGTAACAGTAGATAGTGAATCGTCATTGTACTTAGCTGGTACTGGAATGATACCTACGCATAATTCAAGTGACACCGAGACAGTTGCACTTCAACCAAAAGTTCCTTATATCCTTACTCCTGGACAAATTAAGGGTCATGAAAGTCAGTGGAAAAATTCACAGCGAAAAAATTATCCTTATCTTCTTACAAACTTTGATAAGAATGCTCCTGGGTGGCCGCATAGAGAGAGTCCTCCGCAAGTTTCAAGTGCAATGGTTGCTAAACTTCAAGGAACAGATCAAGAAATAAGAGATACTATTGGACTCCAGAAGGCTGCCCTTGGAATGCAGAGTAATGAAAGAAGTGGAGTTGCAATAAGAGAGAGGAAAAAAGAGGGTGATGTTGGAACTTTTGCTTTCATGGACAACCTTGCAAGATCAATGGAGCATACAGGAAGAGTTTTAATCGACATTGCTCCTTCTATTCTTGATACAGAGAGAATTATTCGCCTTGGAAATGAAAAAGGAGAAGTTAATTTTACAACCGTTAACATGGAATCTCCTGATGGAAAAATAATTAATGATCTTTCTATTGGAACTTATGACGTTGTTGTTACAGTAGGCCCTTCTTTCACTACTCAAAGAACAGAAGCTCAAATTTCAATGAGAGAGTTTATTCAGTACTACCCTGAATCAGCTCCAATCATCGGAGATCTTTACGCAAAGTCTATGGATTGGCCTGGAGCTGAAGATGTAGCGAAGAGACTTGAGTATCTTCTTCCTTCTGAAATAAGAGAAGCTAAGGAAAAAGAAGAGGCACTTAAAAATGGAAAAGAATTACCTCCAGTTCAAGAAGAAGCTCCAGCACCTCCTGATCCTGAGCTTGAATTAAAACTTCAAGAGGGTCAACTCAAGTTAAAGGAAATGGAGATTAAGTTAGAGCAGGAAAAAGTAAAATTAGAAGGACTTAGAATTCAGAATGAACTTGCAGTTAGAGAAGGAAAAGAGTCATTAAAAGCAATGATTGCTGATATTATTAAAGAAGAAGATGATAAAGCAATAGAAGATGATGCTCTTGACTATGAAGAAGAAGAAACTGAAGTAGAACAGTAACAATAATAATTACAAAAGGTTGTGCCAATTTTTGACACTTACTTAGAAGGAATAAATTTTAAAAAGTTAAATAAATAATTAAACAGTGGAGTATTCCACGCATCGTACTGAGGAGGTACGCATTATGTTAACAACTATGAGTGAAGTAACTGGAGTTACTAAAATTATCAACGGAGTTGACAACGCGAATTTAATGTCAGTTGATTCTACGGAGCCTTATAAAACAGAAGTAGATAAGGTCGATGAAAAAGATGATACTGAACTTAGTGTTGATAGAACAGAACCGTTGCAGTCTGAGGTTAAAAAGGAAAAAAAAGAAGAGGCAGCTAAAGTAGAAATAGAAGCGGAAGAAAAAGTAGATGTTGATGCTGAAGTAAAAGAAAAAGAGAAGGAAGAAAAAGAAATTCCTGTTGTTGCTGAAAAAGTCCCAGTAAGTGTTGAAAGAAGAATAGGAAAAATTACTAAAAAGTGGAGGTCAGCTGAGAGAGCTGCGGAGTATGAGAAGAATAAGAGGAAAGAGGTAGAAACTGAGTTGGCTAAATTGAGGCTGACAATTCCTACTACAGCAAAACCTGCTGCTGAAGATTTCGAGGATACTACGGAATATATTGAAGCGTTGACTGACTGGAAAATCGAGCAAAAACTTAACGCGCAGAAGTTAAATACTGATAAAGAAGCAAAGGAAATTGTAGAGAAAGATACTGCTAATACTGCTGAAACTGAGTTAGACGCCATAACAGAAGATGGGAGAGACAAGTACGATGATTACGACAAACTTGTCTTTGATGAAAATCTTGTTATAACTCAGAATATGTATGACATTGTGATTACATCAGATATTGCAGCGGATGTTCTTTATTTCCTCGGAAAGAATCCAGAAAAAGCGTTAGCGCTAAGCGATATGTCAACGATTAAAATCGCGAAGGAAATTGGAAAGATTGAATTGGAGATTGAGAAATCTACTCCAAAATTAAATACTGCAAGTGAGGGAGAAATTGTTAATGTTGAAAAGCCCACGCCTGTAATTAAAAAGAAGGTAACTAAAGCGCCAGCTCCTATTGAACCTGTAAAGGCAGATGGGGTAGTGGAGAAAGACCCAGCTTCTATGTCTATGAAAGAATACAGAGCTTGGCGCAATCAAAAATAAAGGAGTTTTTAAATGACTACAAGTAATACTCTGTTAACCCCAACTATCATCGCTAAAGAAGCTTTGATGCAGTTGACGAATAATCTTGGAATGTCTCAGCATGTTCATAAAGCTTATAAAAATGAATTTGTAAAAGTCGGTTCTACTATTACTGTACGAAAACCGAATAAGTTTAGAGTTACTAAAACGCAGGCAAGAAGTAATAGTGACGTTACTGAACCTTCGACTTCAATCACCATGGCTACTCAGGCACATGTTTCCTGGGCATTTAGTTCAGTTGATCTTACTACCACTATCGAAGAGTATAGTAAGAGATATATTGCACCAGCAGCTATTGCACTTGCGAATCAGGTTGACTATGATCTCTGTGGTCTGTATTCTGATATTTATAATTCAGCAGGTACTCCTGGAAATACTCCTTCTACATTTAAAGTACTTGGAGAATGCCAGACAATTCTTGACAATGAAGCAGTTCCGAGTGATATGAGAGTTGGTATTCTTAACCCTGATGCTAACTGGTCTCTTGCTGATGGGCTTAAAGGAACATTCTCTCAGAATGTGGCAAGTAACATTATCACAAAAGGTTTCCTTGGTCAGATTGCTGATCTTAGTCTTTACAAAGACCAGAATATTGTACGCCATACTACTGGTGCTCATACAGCTGGAGCTACTCCATTGATGAATGGTGCTACTCTAAGTGGCGCTACTTCAATTGTTACTAATGGTTGGAGTGGAAGTAATACAGTTAAAAAGGGCGATGTTTTTACTATTGCAGGTGTTTACGGAGTTAACCCTGTTTCAGGTGCAAGTACAGGTGTTCTTAAACAATTTACTGTAACAGCTGATAATGCCGACACAGGGGCAGATATGACTATTGCCATTTCTCCTGCGATTGTATCCAGTGGAGCATATCAAACTGTAGACGCTCTTCCTTTAACAACTGCTGCATTGACTTTTATAGGAACTGAAAGTACTCAGTATCCGCAGAATCTTATCTATCATCCTAACGCTTTTGCTCTTGTAACAGTTCCTATTGAAATGCCAGCTAATGTGTGGGGAGCCAGAGAAACTGATACAGATTCTGGAATGAGTATTAGAGTTGTAAAGCAGTATGATATTGACGCTGATGAAGAAATTATCAGACTTGATATTCTTTACGGAATTAAAACCCTTTATCCTGAACTTGCTTGTAGACTGTGGGGATAAAGTAGATTAAAAGGAGGATAGGGACATATGCCTGAAAGCTGTAATCTCTAACAGTTTCCTCCTTTAATTAGAGAGAGTATATA